TGTCTGCGGTATGTCTAAATACTCTGTTACTGCCTTTAAGGCCTTTTGTATAGCGCGCTCCGTAAATTGGAATATGCGCCTTTCCGGATTTATATTATTTTCCGCGCAGTAGTCGCGAATGTAGTTATAAACCGGCTCCGGTACCTGGTGCCGTCTGGCCTTGCCTGTCTTTTCCTCTACAATGTCCATTCTGTAGTGATCTCCGTCTCGCACCAGAGAGGACAAGGATAAGTGCAGGATGTCACCGATACGGCATCCTAGATTGGCTTGTATAACTAGACAGCACGCCATGTGTGGCGCGGGGCGGTGCGTGACTCCGTCCTTGCCCGTGTAGCCGGCTTTTATCGTCTCGATGATGCGGTTGTAGCTGTCTGTATTGACAGCTAAAGTTGTATAAGCTCCCATATGTTTATTCTCCTTCCTTTTGATATAAAACCGCCGCCGGTAGTGATCCGGCGTGCATCCTCTGCGACGGCTATTAGTCCTCCGAATTAAGTTCTGATAGTTCTTTCCGGATCTTGATAATTTCGGAACAATATACCGGGTTATCTTTGCAGGGTTCGAGATTGTCCAGTCGTCTTATTAGTTCTTCTTTTCTGCGTTCGTTTTCGCTCATGGTGTAATTCCTCCATATTTTCATTTTTTCCCGGTTATCCGGGTAAAAGCAAGCCGGGGATTTGAACCCCGGGAAAAGCCTGTCTTACTTGCTTAAATTGCAACAGCTACAAGTCTATCTTTTCGCATTGTCCGCGTGTATTCTTTGCCGCTTTCATCGGAAATAATGACGCATTTAACACTTTTCCCGCTCTTGGTAGGCACAACGCTCTTTACTGTCTCAGTAAATTCAAAGTTCCAGATTGTAACCA